TCCAAGAGCCGCATAGAGCGGTAACAAGTGGGGGCGGGGCTTCGGCCTCGCCCCCTGGTCGGGAGGAGATTTATGCCAAGGGCAAAAAGCCTGGTCAATGTTACGTTCGGTTCCACCGGAGAGGTCTACGAGAAGGGTCGGACTTACGATGTCCCGGCAGAGATTCTCAAGAAGTACCCTGATTACTTCAAGGTCAGGAAGACGACGGCGAACAAACAGGTTGAGACTGAGGAGAACAAATAGTGGCGACCCGTCACACATACGCGACGGCTGACGACCTGCGGGACTACCTGGCAGGGACGAGCTACTCGTCCGGCTGGACGTCTGACGCGGGATCGATCCGTCGCATCCTGGAGGCAGCTAGCCGGAGGATCGACGACTACTGCGGCGGCGGGACGTTCGGCCCGAAGACCGAGACCCGGTACTACGACATCGGCTCCGGTAGTCTGCGGCAATCTCCGCAGTATCAGACCGTCGCAATCACTGATGATATCAAGACCGCGATGTCTACTCCCGGCGTCGTGCCGCTGGACGGCTGGATCGTCAGCCCGACGACGGTTACGGCTTACGGTGGAACAGACCGGGCCACCTCGGAGACCTTGACCGAGGGCTACAACGCGGATTTCTGGCTGATGCCGTACAACTCCGCGCCGAAGACGATCCTGAAACTCAACGAGGACACGACGAAGGGCTTCGACGCGGGCCAGCAGACCCTCTCGATCCTCGGCTCCTGGGGTTACACGGCTGATACGGTCAGTGTCACCACCTCTGATGCGATAGGGTCAACGACTGCGACGTCCGCATCGGTAACGTCTGCGACTAATTTAGGCCCAGCGCAGACCATCCTCATCGATTCTGAGCAGCTATATATCACGGCGATTTCGGGCAACACATTAACGCTGGAACGAGGCGTCAACGGATCGACAGCGGCAACTCATAGCGGCGGCGCATCCCTCTACCGGTACGACTATCCCGAATTGGTCGTGCAGGCGTGTCTCGACCTATCGAAGATCGTATTCCGAGATCGCGACCTGGGAGCCGCCACGACTATCGGCTCCGGCGACGCCGCGATCAGCGGTGCAGCCGGGGAGATCAATTCGATCCTGATGACCCTCGACCAGTACCAGGCTACCGGCACCAGCAGCGGGGTGTTCTTCTAATGCCGCCTCCCACTCCGACGACGACGTTCAAGGTCAAGGGGCCGGTATTTGAGACGCCGACCCAGATCAGCCTCGGATTCACCGAGGCGGTCAACCGGGGGCTGCTTGATCTGGTCATTATCGAGGGTAGTAATAAAGTCAAGGAGCAACTGTGGGGGCCAACATCTGCGGAGGCCTATAAGAAATCAACTCCGGCCCAGCGACACGGTGCGAAGTCCCGAACGCTGAAGCGGGCAATTGGCGGCAGCGTTCCAAGAGACGGTATCGGGCAGATTGACGCCGGGGAAAATCAATACGGGGAAAACCTGATCTACTCCAGTTGGGTCGAGGGCATCAGCAGCCGGAATAAGAGGTCGGTCTTCAAGGGCTACGGGATGTTTCAGAAAGCCTATGACCATATCAACAACAACCCGAAGCTGTACGAGGATTACATCGGGGACGCTCTGATCGAGGCGTTCGATTGAGTCGCTCAGGGGCGTTGGCCCAGATCGATACGCTCCTCGCGGCGATCTCCGACCCGGCCTTCGTCGCGGTATATCGCGGGGAGCCGCTGGCGATCTCAGGGTCGCCGGTGCTGGCGTTCTGGCTGACCGGACGCCGGAGCGATTTCGAGACCCTGGGTGATATCGGGTCGCGGGTAACGGTGACAATACGGGCATATTTTAGGATGCAGGATTCGGCAGACGTTCGGGAGAGTATCGAGGAGGAAGTCTGGGACGCGATGTATCAGATCGATAGCCAACTCCGGTCTGACGCCGACCTCGGCGGGAACGTGACCGATTCATCGGTCGGGGCCGCAACAGTCGGCTACCAGAATATGAGCGGCGGGGTGTTCCGAACGGTTACCGTCCCTTACGAGATGGAGCTTTACGGCGAGGTCACGATCACGCCATAGCGTCCCTAGGATGCCCGGAGAGAGACGTTATCAAGGAGGTAGTATATGGCTAAAGTGAACGGGCTGAACGTCCGGCTTTATGTTGAAGGGTATGATCTGTCGGGCGATGCCAATGCTCTGAACGGGCTAGGCTACACGTCCGAGCTTCTCGACGTCACGACGCTCGACGTATCTGCGAGGAAGCGGATCATCGGGATCGTTGACGGGGAGATTAGCGTGGATGCGTTCTTTGACAATGCCTCCTCCCGCCAGCATGCGGTCTGGACATCGAACAGCGGCAAACAGCCGACGGCTGATCAGGAGGTACTCGTCCCGATGGGGTCAGCGGTGGGCGATCCGTGCGTCGGCCTGGTCTCAAAGCAGGGAACCATGACCACGACCCGCGCTCCCGGTTCCGCGATTGCGGCGACAGCGACCTATTCGGCCAATGGCTCTGGCCCTGATTTCGGTGTCATGCTGACTGCCCATGATGACACCCATTCGTCGGCTGGTTCTGGGACGGTAATGGACGGTGGAGCGGCAACGTCAGACGGCGGGGCCGCGTATCTCCAAATCTTCAGCCTTGCTTCTGGCAGCGTCACGGTAAGTGTTCAAGAATCCACATCTAGCGGTGGATCATATACAAACATAGTTAATTTTTCGACTGTCGCTGCTGCTGCCGCCCCGACATCGGAGAGGTTGGTGATGACCGGCACGGTTGCTCGGTATCTGAAGGTCACAACGACGGGGACATTTAGCGACGCGAAGATCGCAGTGGGATTCACGCGACTATAGGAGGTCGGAATCATGGCGAAACAGACAGGCTTGGGCGATTACTTGGCGGTGGACGACTCCGGCGGTACGGCGAGGGATATCTCCAATGACATCGGCGACTATGGGATCAACATCCCACAGGAGTTGGTCGAGACTACCGGCCTCGACAAGTCGGCGCGGGAGCGGATCACGGGAATGTCCGACGGCGACGTGACCTTGAACGGGTTCTTCAACGCGGCGAGTAACAAATCGCACGACGTATTCAAGACCCGCACCGGCACCAGGACGTTCGACCTGCGGATCGGTGGCAACTCCTCATCCAATCCGAAGCTGGCGATGGAGATGCAGGTGGCGAGTTACGCGATTACGCGGGGCGCAGATGGGGCGCTGACCTGGAGCGTAACCTTGAACCTCGCCGATGGCACAGTCCCGGCATGGTCGACGGTCTAGTGGTAGTCCAGAGCAGAAACGGGGTCAAGCCGTTTGTCATCCAGAGGCGACGGGTCAATCTGGTTTTTGAGGAGCCGGAGTATTCCGGTATCCATATCGAGGCACGGCTGGACGTTGATCTGAGGACGTTCCTCGATCTCCAGAGCCTGGCCGGTGCTACGGATTCCAACCCGGATGACCTCCGTGCGGCGTTCTCGATGTTCGGGGACGAGATACTGGCAAGCTGGAACCTGGAGGACGAGGGCGGCAGGGTATTGCCGGCAGATGCGTCGGGGTTCTTGTCGTTGCCTCCATCCCTGGCGACGAAAATCCTGGGCGCGTGGACTGAAGCGGCGACGACGCCGGGGGAAGTCTCAGCCTCGGCATAGCCCGGTGGAAGGCTGTGCGAGGCGGGACGTATCAGGACGGCAGGCCGATCAGCAAGCCGACCGAGCTAGAGATGGCTGAGATCGTCGACGGCATCTGCCAGCGGTATAGCTGCCTGCCGTCGGCGTTGATGGACGAGGATGTTGGAATAATGAGGATGTTGGCAATCGTGGGCGAGGGCAAAGTGGAGGAAGAGAAGAGTGGCTAATACAGTCACCATAACGGTCGACGCCGATACCAAAAAGGCCGAGTCAAACGTCAAGGGCATGGGGACGAAGTTCAAGTCTGCGATGAAGGGCGTCGCTGTGGCTGCGGGCGGTATAACGCTGGCCGCTGGAGCGGCGGCGAAACTCGGCCAGGAGTACCAGGAAGCCACCAACACCATCGCCGCCGGAACCGGTGCGACCGGGGAGCAGCTTGAAGGACTGACCCAGAGCTTCAAAGACGTTTGGGCCACTGTCCCACAGGACGCTGCCACGGTGTCGGCGGCGATTGCTGACGTTAATACTGAGATGGGGCTGGAAGGCGAAGCCCTGGAGGACGTGACAACGGCGTTCCTCGACGTGTCGCGGGCGATGGGCGAGGACGCAACGCCTATGATCAAATCAGTCGCCGATGCGATGATAGCATTCGGCGAACCGGCAGAAAACACCCAGAAGTTCCTGGATGAACTCACAACCGCGTCCCAAGCTGTCGGCGTACCGATGACAGAGTTAGCCGACAAGGTCGTCAAGTTCGGCCCTCAGTTGAACGAATTGGGCCTTCCATTGACCGATGCCACCGCCCTGATCGCCAACATGGAAGCGAAGGGCCTTGATGCTGGCAAGATGATGCCGGGATTGAACACCGCTATTAAAAAATTGGCAGACGAAGGCGTCACAGATATCGCGGGCGGCTTACAGGACGCGATTACCGAAATACAGAACGCCGAAACGGATGCCGCAGGTCTAGGTATAGCGATGGATTTGTTCGGTGCTGGGGCTGGTCTCCGGTTCAAGGATGCGATAGACAAAGGCGCACTGGCTACAGGCGATCTTGTGGCGGCTATGAAAGATTCGGAGGGCAAAGTCGACGATCTTGCAGCCGCTACGCTGACCATGAGCGACAAATTCGATATTATGAAGAATCGGGTCAAGGGCGCACTGACTCCGATTGGGAATCTTGCGACCAGCCTCGGCCCGATGGTGATCATGATGCCTGCGATCGCCACCGGCATCTCCGCGATGGCTGCATCTCAGACGGTTGCAACTGCGATAACGTGGCTTCAGACGGCAGCGATGGCCGCGCTTAATGTTGCGATGGGGCCGATAGGGCTGATTATTCTTGGGATCGTTGCGGCGGTAGCCGCTGCAATTCTGATATTCAAGAACTGGGACAAGATTGTCGCGGCATTCAATGTTGTCGTTGCGAAGATCAAACCGGTCTTCCAAACCGTCAAGGATTTTCTGTTTGTTGCGCTAGACAACCTGAAGGCCCGCTGGGACACGATCTGGAACGGTATGAAGGAAGTGGTTTCCCTCATCGCCAATCCGATCATCGGCGTGATCAATTCGATTATTGGCGGAATCAACCAGTTGTTGACGTTGCTGAACGAGATTACTATTGGATGGGACGCTAAAAAGGTGTTAGGAGTGCAGGTACTCCCCGCTTTTACCCTAGACCCATTCAACTTCCCGATGATCCCTAAAATCCCGTTGATGGCAAAGGGCGGGATCGTAAAAAGCCCTACCCTCGCCATGATCGGGGAGCGCGGCCCGGAGGCCGTCGTCCCGCTAGGGCGCGGCGGCATGGGTGGAGGAATTACGATTAACATCCT